TTTTTCGAGACGAGTATAGTTGCGTTTCCCGCTTACGCGCAGGCCGCTGGTTCTTCTGCTGTTCGTGGTTTGGACTAGATTGCTAAACGTGCCGGTGTGGATGCTGACGCGCTTGCGGACGCCATGCTGAAGATTGAATCCGGTATGGACTTGTCTGATGAAGAAGCAACCTTGTTGACTCAGGTTGTTGACACACTTTCCCCGAAGGCTGAGGAGCCTGTTGAGGAAACCAAGGATGACGACATTGACCCGTCTATGCTTGCACTAAAGTACAAGAAACTCGAACAACTCCTGAAGGGGATTTAATTATGGCTACAAAGGCTGAAATCAAAAAGGTTATCCTTGACGTTGCTGGCAACCCTGAGTCGGGTGTCGTGAAGCAGTTTGCTGACGCTTGGGCTGACGCTATCGTCGCTATCGATGCTCCTGCACCCGCGCCGAAGGTTGAGCGTGAGGATGTAGAACCGATCAAAGAAACTCGCGTTTTCAAGGCCGCGGAGAAGCGGTAGCGGGTTTCCCCTCCCGTTCCCCCTTTCCGGGAGGGTCTTTTGTCCCTAAGTGTGCTTACTGGGGTAAAATTAATGTATCGGTTGAGTGTTAGCACCGCCGTGTGAAAGTCTGCGTCAGCGCGACTGTATTTGTAATCACACTATAAGGAGACAAAATTGTCTGAGTTCGTAAAGTCTCAGCAAGAACTCCGCGCAAACCTTACTGCCCAGATTCAGGAATCCCTGGACTCGGCTGAGGAGCGTGGCGGTCTTGACGCTGAGACTCTAAACAAGGTGAACGCTCTTGAAGCTGACATCCGCGCCGCTGATGAGGCTATTGCGGTTGCACAGCGTCAGGAAGAGCGTAAGTCCGAGGCTGCTGAGGCTTCACGCGGTTATGTGCCTTCCGAGGAGGCTCGTTCCGAGGGTGACGTTCTTCGCGCCATTGGTATGGGAGAAATGCGTTCGCACACGTTCGAGAAGCGTGCGCTCGTTACTTCCAGCAACACGGTTCCTGTTTCGTTCTACGACCAGGTGTTCCAGGTTGCCCGTCTCGTTGGTCCCATGCTGGACACCTCCGAGATTTTCAACACCACTTCCGGTGAGGACATCACTGTTCCGACCATGACCGCGTACAGCACTGCTGCACTCGTGTCTGAAGGTTCGGCTATTGCTGAGTCCGACCCCACCTTCTCTAGCATCACGCTAGGAGCCTACAAGTACAGCTTCCTCATTGGTGTCAGCAACGAGCTGATTGCCGATGCAGGATTCAACCTTGAGGCACTCCTCGCTGAGCAGGCTGGTAACGCTATCGGTTACACCGTGAACGATGTGCTCACTACTGGTAACGGTTCCGACAAGCCTAACGGTATCGTGACTGCTGCTGGCTCGGGTGTCACTGGTGGAACCGCCGTTTCTGGTGCGTTCACCGCTGACAACCTCATCGACCTGGCTTACAGCCTTGACGGTGCAGCTCGTCGCCTGCCTGGTGTTGCTTACATGGCTAACACTCAGTCGCTTGGTGCAATGCGTAAGCTGAAGGACAACTCTGGACAGTACCTGTACCAGGTTGGTGTCGGACAGCCCGACTCATTTGCTGGATTCCCGATCTTCGAGAACCCCGCAATGGCAGCCATTGGAACCGCCAACAAGTCCGTCATCTTCGGACACCTGCCTTCCTACAAGGTTCGCATGGCCGGTGGACTCCAGGTTGCTTCGAGCACCGACTACGCCTTCAACAAGGATCAGACCTTCTACAGGTTCCTGATGCGCGTTGATGGTGACTTGACCCACGCTGGTCACGTCAAGTACTTCATCGGAAACGCTGCCTAGTACTAGACGACACGCTGAAGGGCCGGGGTTGTGGGTTGCCCCGGCCCTTCTGTTTGCTAAGATTCCCGTATGGGAAAAAAGGGGAACCCTGCATTGCAGGAACAACTATCTGGTGCTTTTGGTATTTACTCGAACTCTTATGACAGTCCTACGGGGTATGGGCAGCAAGTCAAGTATTTGGTTGACATGCTTTTGCGTCAAGGGTTTGATGTTGCAAACTTTTCTAACTTTGGTCTTGAGGGCAAGATTGATGTGATTCGCACACCGTATGGTGAGGCGACACATTTTCCTCGCGGGTTTAGCGGTTACTCACAAGAGGTTGCACCTTTGGACTTTATGACGTGGAGTAACGGGGTTAAAAAGAAAGACTTGTTTTTCACGCTTTATGATGTGTGGATTCTTCAGTCGGAGCATTATGAGAAGTTTCGACAGATTTGGTCGTGGACACCGCTGGATCACATTACGATGCCTGCGCAGGTTGAACAATGGTTGCGTAAACCTAACGTGCTGCCGATTGCCATGTCACCATTCGGTCACAGGCAAATGAATGAAAAGGGTATAGACAACGTGTATATACCTCACAGTGTTGACACGAAAGTGTTGAGGGAGACTTGGGAACTCAGTTCTGGTTCTCATGTACGGGATTACTGGAACGCTAAAGATAAGTTTGTTGTGGGTATGGTGGCAGCGAATAAGGCGTCTGGGTTAGTTCACCGTAAAGCTTTTAGTGAGAATTTGATGGCGTTTAGTATCTTCCAGAAGAAACATTCTGACGCTGTACTGTATTTGCACACGGATGCGACGGGTTCTGGTATTGGTTGGAACTTGTTGGAGATGTTGAAGGGTCTTGGTGTACCTAATGAGTCGGTGTTGTTGGTGAACCCTTTGGAGTACCGTTATGGGGCGTCTCAGCACAATTTGGCTGCCTATTACACGGGCATGGATGTGCTGTTGGCTCCGAGCATGGGTGAGGGTTTTGGTGTGCCCACTATTGAGGCGCAAGCGTGCGGTACGCGAGTAATCGCATCTAACTGGGCTGCCTCACAGGACCTTGTAGCTGAGGATGGTTGGTTGGTTGACGGTACACCTGTGTGGGATGCTGGTCAGTTGTCGTGGTGGCAGACACCAATGGTTCCGTCGATTGTTGACGCTTTGGAGCAGGCTTATGATCTGGGTCACGGCAGGTCTGAAGTGGCTAAGAAGTTTGCTTCCGATTTTGATGTTGAGACTGTGTGGAAGCGTGACTGGATGCCATTGTTGAGGAAAGAATTTGCGTAGTGAATCTTGCCGATGTTCAAGAATTGTTTTACGGTTCTGATATTTACGTTATTGGTTCCGGTAAAAGCCTTGACTATTACGAACCGGCTTTTTTTAAAGACAAGCTGACTATTGGTGTGAACTTTGGTTGGTCTTTGAAACTGGACCGCGTGGATTACATGGTCACTAAATATCATGCGCACGCCCGTGATTGGGTTGAGTCTGACCGTGTGGGAACAATGGTGGTGACTCGGGGTGAGCGTGGGCATCACGATTTAGAAGCAATTAGTGATGACAGAATGCTTGTCGTTGATCATAATCACAACACGGTTGAGAAGTGGAATGGTGAGTGGCCTGAAAACGGGTTGGTTGCGACACATTCGAGCATTACGATGGCGATGCACTTAGCTGCTGTTTTGGGTGCGTCAACGATTGTGATGGTGGGGGCTGATTGTGGTGTCCTTGATGGGGAACCGAATCTTGGGGATTACAACAAGGAAAGACGTTCTAATCAGTTTGCGATGTTTGAATCGTTTGATAAACAGAATCAGAAAGTGGCGAACATTATTCGCGAAAAGTATGGCGCGAGTGTGATTAGTTTATCGCCGTTTGTGACACCGAATATGGAGGGGCACAAGTTTGTCTCTTATGCGGGTGCTTTGAATGCTTCCTAATCTAATTGTTCCGGTGTTGAACCGTTACGATCTGTTGCGTCGAATGTTTCAGTCAATTCACTACCCAATCAGGGACCTTATCATTATTGATAATGGTGGGGAGTTCTATGATGTTCTACATTCTGAGTTTGTGGAGAATGTGCGGGTTTTGAACTTGCCGTCGAACTTGGGGGTGGCTGCGTCATGGAATCTTGGTATCAAACTATTCCCGCACGATGACAGGTGGTTTTTCGCCTCGAACGACATGGTTTATTTGCCTGGTGCCCTTGAGAGGCTCTCAGAGGCCCGTAGAGACGAGATAACCCTTTCTGATATGTTTCCCTTCTGGCACACGTTTTCTGTCGGTGAGGAGGTCGTCAGGAGGGTCGGTTTGTTCGACGAAGCCCTTTACCCGGCCTATTTCGAGGACAACGACTATCAGAGGCGGGCTGTACAGAAAAACGTACATATTCGGTCAGTTTCTATTCCTACCCAGCACGAAAATTCGTCAACTATTGGAGCTGACCGTGGATTGCGTGAGAAAAACGCTGTCTCGTTTCAGAACAACTCGATTTATTACAACAACAAGATGGCGACGAATGATTATGGTCAGGGGGCGTGGTCTTTGGACCGTAGACGCCGGAACGCGTGGGATACGCCACGATAGACTAGATGTGGAGGACTTATGGCGATCACTAACGGCTACACTAATTTAACAAACCTGAAGCTTTCTTTGGGCATAACTGACACTGTTGATGACACCTGGCTGGAGATTTGTGTCACGGCTGCTTCACGCGCTATTGACAATTTCGCTGAGCGTGTGTTCTACACGACTGAGGGTTCACGGGTTTACATTCCTTACGACAACTTCCTGGTCGAGATTGACGATCTTGCATCGTTGACTTCTTTGAAGACTTCCACGAACGTCGATGGTGTGTTTGACCAAACCTGGGGCACTAACGATAGGCAACTGGAACCGTTGAACGGTATCGCCGGTGGTATCCCTTCCCCTACAACTCACATTCGCGCTGTGGGTGATTACTGGTTCCCGACTGCTGGGCAAGAGGCCACTGTTGAGGTGACGGGTACGTTCGGTTGGTCCGCTGTCCCTGACGCTGTAGAGCAGGCTTGTATCCTCCAGGCTGCCAGATATTTCAAGCGTGCTGACAGCCCTATGGGGGTCGCTGGTTTCGACGCTGCTATGGGTGTTGTTCGCCTGTCACGGATTGACCCTGACATTGCTACTCTTTTGGAGCCGTACTGCCGGATTAGGATGGCGTAGTCGTGGATATTCAGGCGATTAGGCAACAACTCGCCGTAAACCTTGGCACGATTAGTGGTTTGCGGACTGCGGAGAATGTGCCGGACATGGTGAACCCGCCTGTCGCGGTGGTGAGCCTGGAGCAGATAGCTTTTGACGGCGCTTTTAATCAAGGGTTGACAACTCTTGAGTTCACAATTTTCGTTGTCGTGTCTCGTGCTGACGAGCGCACAGCGCAACGGAAGCTAAACCAGTATGTAGCCGCTACCGGGGATTACAGTATCAAGTCTGCGGTAGAATCGGATAGGAGACTTAATAATCTCGTAGCGGATTTACGGGTTCGTAGCGTGACTAACATAGGCTCTCTACAACTGGATGATCAGGAATATATGGCGGCTGAGTTTGCTGTCGCTGTTTATGTATAAGGAGAAATAAATTGGCAAAGTATGTAGTTACAAGCCAAAAGGTAACTGTGAACGGAACTGACGTTTCGGACGCTTGCGCTCGCGCTGAGCTTGTCCTGAACGCTGCCGAGGTCGAGACTACTGACTTCGGTTCCGCTGGTTGGACTGAGGTTGTGGGCGGCCTGAAGAGTGGTCAGTTGACCCTCGACTTCCACAGCGACTTCGGTGCCGGTGGTGTGTCTAACCTGTTCCAGGACCTTGTTGGCACGATTGGGACCTTCGTGGTTATTGCTAACGGAACCGCTGCTTCAGCGACTACGCCCGCATACACCGCATCGGCCTTGATTAACAGCTTCACCCCCGTGGCTGGTGCAGTTGGCGATCTCGCAACATTTTCGGTGACGTTCCCCACAACGGGTTCCGTTTCCTACGGCACTGCGTAATTGTTGTAAGATAACAGCATGAGAATCAACCTACACATTCAGTTCCAGGACGGTACGGCAAAAACAGTAACTTGTAGCGCTGCTGACCTTGTTGCTTTCGAGGACAAGTTTGGGATTAGTGTTACGAAGCTGGCTGAGGAAACTCGGATTGGCTGGTTGCTGTTTTTGGCGTGGCACTCGGAGAAGCGCTCCGGCGGTACAAAGGCTGACTATGAGAAGTGGCTGGAAACAGTTGAAACCATTGGGGAGTCTGAGGAAGACCCAAAATAGTTGGTCTCGGTGAGTCTTCGGCTCACTGGATGATCGCTGGCCTAGCGGTTGAAACCGGAATTAGTCCTAGAGAGTTGTTACAGCTCGATGACAGGATGCTATGGACCATGCAACGCTGGTTGGTAGCAAAGAATCTGCCGAGACACTAGGAAGCCGCCCCTTCGGGGGCGGTTTTCTTGTCGGTAGAATAGATGTAGACGTTAGGCGGATTCATGGCAGAGACTTACAGGGCTGACATCATTGTCAGTGATATGAAGCGTCTCGTGCGTCGGTTGAATGAGATTGAGCCTGAGTTGGCTAAGACGATGCGCCGCGAGTGGAAAGAGATTGTTGAGCCTGCCAGGGCTAACTTGTCCGCGAATCTTAAGTCTGCCGGTATTCCGATGAGTGGGTTTCGCAAACGGGGTTCACCTGTTTCTAAGACGTGGAACAACCGGGGTCAGTCTTCTCGCGTGTTTGTGCAGATGCGGGCCAGTAATCGTGTGATTGCTCAGATGCGTAATCAAACTGTTTTGCGTTTGCTTGTGCGTAATGCTGCGACGATTATCGCGGATATGGGTGGAAAGCATTTGACTTCTCGCACGCCGAAGGGCACGAAAACTGACTGGTATGTGTACACGAACCCTCGCTTCGCTAACACATATGGGCCTAACAGTAAGCCTGGTTTCCGCCGTCACACTGTCACCACTCAGGGTGATCAGATGTTGGCAAATCTTAGGGAATGGGGTCGGGGCAGGGCTTCTCGTGTGGCTTACCCCTCGGTTGAGAAAACTTTGCCTGCTGTGCGGGACAAATTGATTACGAACATAAATGAATATGTTGCTTTGACTAATCGAGAGCTTGGTGCCTAATGGCTAAAGAGAGACCGTTATCTATACCCGTCATCCTTGGTATCAAGGGTAAGGGTCTTGATGAGGCAATTAAGGACACTAAAAGGCTGTCTACCCAGTTGGGTCGGTTGTCTGACACCGCTGTCAAGGCTGCCGCTGGTTTCGTGGCTTTCAAGGGTGGGCAACTTGTAGCTAATTTTGCTCGTGACGCTATTGATGCGGGTCGTGACCTTCAGGTTAACTTGAATGGTTTGCAATCGGTGTTTGGCGAGTTTACGCCTACCCTTATTGAGTTCACCAAGAGTACTGCCGGTATTGGTCTGTCTATGTCCGAAGCCGCCAAGGCTTCTACGTTCCTTGGTTCGGTGCTGAAACAGTCCGGTTTCTCGATGGAGGAAGTGTCTGAGCAGACACAACGCCTTGTCGGTTTGGCTGCCGA